ATTCTTGGCTCCGCACCTGTTGCTATAACTCTTCTATCAATATTTGATGAAGCTACAAATTCTGAAACAGATCTTGCGACGTCTTGTATAACCTCCCAAGGGTCATAGTCCAAAGAGGAAGAAGAGTTTTTCTTTAGCTGATTAGTGACAGCAGCCATCATTAAGAATTTATTATTTAATACTTCACGCATTATCTCTAACCGCCTTAGCTACATTGTACCTATACCAATGCCTTCTTGCACTGGAGACCAACCTAATATTCAAGGCATTAAGTTCTGTGCCCCCAGCAGTAATAGTGTAGACACCATTATCCATATCTAACCTAGTAAAAGGTATGGTACCTCTTACGCCTGCGACTATTTCATCTATGGTCAGCTCTGAAATATCTACATCTGACATACCTATGTAGGCAAGTATTTCGTATATTTTATCTTCACAATAGGAAATTTCTGCATCAGCGTTATAGGTGTTAGTGGGACTTGCGGGATCGTAGGATCTTAATGTCACAGGAATCTCCTATCATCTATAGTTTCTTTGTCATCTATAACTTCCCCAGAATCAAATCTTACACAGTTAAAGAAGCTTGAGTCATCAGTTACCCAGGCTAAATTGCTTGGATTAAATCTTATAGTTCTGTTTTGTAGTTCGTTTTTATCTATTGGATCCATAGAGTTTTCTGACTGACCGTACAACTCTTCACTCGCCCCACTTGCTCTAGCCATAGACTCTAATGTGTAGTTTGTCTTAAGTATCTTTTCCATTATATCAAACCAATAAAGATTGCAGATTATTGTACATAGAGACTAAAGAAACATAAGCCTTGTAGTCTAAATGATCTTCCGTAACCGGTATCTCGTAATCGGAACCAAGTTCTTCGGCGCTTACACCTAGCGCCATACGCAATGAAGAAATTGATACCTCTAATAGATCAATACTCTTCTGTCTAGATTTATCTGAAATAGCCATTAAAACTCCTTTATAATTATAATCTAGATAATACAGCCTTGTAATCATGGGCAAATGTGATTAATTCCATTATACCCTTGCACCAAGCAGTGAATTCTGCGGGACACTCTGGCTCTTCTACATTTATCTGACAATCGCCAGTTTTAATCTGCTGAGCTAAAGATTGATCCGGTAAAGACATCAACGCACCAACTACCTCATCGGTTGATTCGTTTAAATAATTTAAGCCTAGCGCATTTAAAAAATCATTAGCCATAACAGCCATATACTCATCATAACCATGCTCATTGTAAGCCCATTGCCACTCAAGGAGAGTTTTAAATAACTCATGCATAGTCGGGTTTACACAATATGGAGAAGATGTAATCATGGTTTCATAATAATGTCTAGAATCAAAGTCCATAAAGGGTCTACTTATATTTGTATAAATTAATGAACCTATTCCACGTACATCAAGATAAGATTCATGCTCAGTTATAACTGCTAGTATATTTTCTTCTACATCTTTTCCAGAAGTGTGATCAAGATTATTGTCAACAAAATAATCACCAGGAGTATAAGAATCAAGACCATCAACCCTATAAACTTCAGAGATCATATTCTGATAGAAGCCTTCATCTACATCGCATGACATAAAATCTCTATTGTTCTGCAGTGTCCAAAGATTACTCTCAACACCTACAGGGCTAGACTTAAAAAATCTTACCTCTTTTTTAAATCTATCCCCATCTTTTACCGGATTAATGGTATCACTTCCACGAGTCATAAACAAAGAAGATGTAATCATTGGATACAGCAGAGGTGTTTCTGATCCTTCTGGAGCAATAAACCAAGCTGGATCTATGCCTTTTAAGGCGCATGAATCTAATATTTTATTTTTAAGAACATCTATCTTACTGGTTAGAAGTTTTGTGGCTAACGTTGACATGATTACCTCCATGTATACTAGTAACTTAATTAGCCCAATATCTCATTTATGCACTCTCTAACTGTCCAGCTTTCACCGGTTGTAAGAGGCACTGTATCGAGTGGCATTGATTGCCAATTAAATCTTCCAATCATAGTTCCTGATCTACCGACAACAAACATCTCCCAGGCATGAGGTATTCTAGCCAGGGCTGCACCTTCCTGATTCCATCCATCTTGCGCTTCCTGAGAGTTGTCGGCCATGTTGTCAGACTTGTTTCTTAGAGCTTTACCCTTCAATAGGGAATAAACTTCACATTCATCTGGCCCATTAACATCAACCTTTTCAGCTATAGGAAAAGTAACGAAAGGATATGTTTCTTTCATGAAGGAACTTATCTCCTCATTTGTACCAGTTTCCATTAGACCCTGAACAAACTGATTACAGGGAAATGCAACTACGCTAAACCCTCTATTCTCAAACTCTTCTTGTAGCTTTTGCAGCTGCCAGAAATGCCTAACAGATCTTGCGTATGACCAGAAGGTGGAGCACTGTGGTGTGTAGTTATACTTAGAAACTGTATTAACTATAAGAGTAACTTTACCCTTGAATTGCTCCATAAAATTATCTTCGCCATCTATTGACTTAACTGGCACATCGTAAATAGACATTATATTACCTCACACTTTGCTTCAATATATACCTGTTCCAAAAGTGGATCTTCCACCTTTATTACACTGCTATCGCTACCTAGGGAAAAGATTAACCTACAATCAAAAGGAACGGTCAGATCCCCTTCTGCCAACAAGCCCTTTTCATCATTAAAAACTATATTTAAATCTGCAGAACCTTTAAATATAGATAAGGTTAACTCAGTATCACTTTTCTTCTCAATAGAAAACTCTTCATCACCAAGCGGCGTAATTACTTTCATCTTAGATGGGATGCTATCCATTGTATTCAACCTCTTTCATTTCTGGTTCTTGCAGGTCGGGTAGACCATCATGTCTAGGACCTATTCTTTCACCTTTTTCATTTAATCCTGTGCGTATTCCGTTCATCCACGTCCAGGGCTCATCACGAAGCTTTTTCATCTTGGCCTCGCTGTAGGACATTCTTTCATCCATAAGATCTGGTTTATCCCAAAGGTATTCAACCTCAACTTCCATTTCTGGCATCAAGTTAGAGGGGTATACTGAAAAGAATATGAACGGCATCCCTGCAGGAAATACCACTGGCTCATTAACCTTAGTTATCTTCCAACCAGCTTGAACCTCATCTGGCCACCAATCAGAGGGGATGCTAGCCGTAAGTGGTACAGCGCCATCAATAAAATAGTTTGGTGAACCACTAATCCATGTATGATATCCAGGCTCTGTCTTAAAAGCCCATCCAATATGAAAATCGATCATACCTATCTTATTGCAATTCGCAATAGTTCTACCACGGTAGACATCACCTTCAACGATTTTAGGGACACTGTTGCCACCTTCCCAAGTGACAACAATGTCCTGCTGCAAAATGGCTTCCCAACCATTTACATTTGCAGCACTGAGTGGAAGACATCTATAAGCATGTTTGTTATAGGTGTCATCCATCCAGTCTCTTTTCAGTCTCGACTGCTTTATTTCAGGCGAGATCTGATGTGTTCTTATTAAGGTAAGCTTTGACATTATTTAGCGCCTGCCACATATTGTTGATATTGACCCATATTAGCCATGTCCCCACCATGGGTTTGCCACTGCCTATAGCTTTCCATCGCATACTTTTGGATCTCTTCTAGTATTACCTCCCTAAGTCTAACCTCATCCATGTTGATCGGCTCATTACCCTTCTTAAGGGTCGCTGACCCACCAGACTTTACCACCGGCACTTCGTCAGCATTAAAAGAAGGTTTCTCTGGCTGCGAATACGACTGACCAAAATCTCTGGAGAATCCACCATGCTGATGAGCGTCATCATTATAATCAAACATTGTTACAGCACTATACTTTATACCTGAAGTAACTGGTTTTGAAGCGTGGGCAAACAAAAAGGTTGACGGGAAAAAAACGCTGTCTCCAGCTTTAGGATAGTATGTTAAGTCCAGGTAAGGAAAATACAACTCTCCACCTTCGTAGTCATCGTTCAGATATGTAACACAAGACACTGTGCATATGTAGGAGAACCCATGATCAGTATGGGTACTGAAGTGCTCGTTTACGCCGTATCTGACAAAGTTAATAGCCTCCATATAGTTCATTGTTATGCCATATGCCGAGCAGTAATCTTTTAAGCATTCCTTTTGTGCTCCGGCTACCGATGTATAAACATCAATAATATCAGAAAACTCTTCTGGAGTACCAGATATATACTTATCATCCATCTTAAAATCGACACAGTCCCTATAGTCTGGCATCTTTACGCCTTCGCCAACAAGAGAATCATGCCACTTAAAATAGTCATGAGTACTATCACGAAGAGCTGTCTCCAATCTAATTGGAACATTAACTTCTGGTGATACAGAATCATTATATACTACTATCCCCATTTTGGGATCTCCTAGGTATTCTTTTTTCACTTTGTCTCCTTATTTAGTATGTGCCAAAATCCAGTACATGCTGATCTATCTCCAGATTCTACCTCAATAACGGTATGCATGTGGTCTTCATCTGAGGGAAAGTATATTGCTGAACCAGCCAATGGCTGTATTTCAATATCCAAGTCTGGGAACACTAAACTACCTCCCTCAAAATTCTCTGTCAAATAAAGTATAGAGCTTATATCTCTGCTTGGGAGCCCACTGTATGTAGGTAAATCAGACCAGCAATCTGCATGATATTCGAGAACCCATCCGGGAGTATATCTAACAACAGTACCAATACCCTCTTCACCCACTGTGCAGTTAAAATCTTTTTCTATATTTTCTTTTATTATTTTATTTTTTTCCTCTAGAATCAAGGAGGCCATACAACAGCTGCTTCCCTCCCCAAGAATCTCTCCCTGTTCTCCCACTTCGAAAAACTGATTGTCACTAAGCTCATCTTTGTTCCAGACAGCTTCACCTATGCAGTCGTGTACGACCTTTAATTCTTCATGAGTAAATAAGCTAGCAATAATATATATATCTTTTATCTTAATTTTTCTCATAGAAGCTCCGTGATGGTATAAAAAGAGGGTGTAGTCCATCTTTCACCCTGAATCACAGGCTTAACACCATGCAGGTAGTGAATATCACCTGGATGAGCAACAGCTAGACCCGGTTTTATCTTTAGCTCAATGTCAAACTCTGGGTAATAGAATTCTCCACCCTCAAAGTCTTCATTCCAGTATATTATGGAATTAATATCATAAGTAGGAAATGGATTTGGTGATCCATCATTCAACTGTTTATCAGCATGAGGCTGCTGCTCGTTACCCGGTAACCATCTAATTAAAACTGGCGGTCTCTGATATAACTTCACTTTAAATTTATCTTCAAGCGCTCTTTGCATCTTGACAATATATGAATCGATGAGATTATATATATCAGGATTTAATTCACCTATTATTCTTCCAGAACACATTCTGTCCCACCAATACGATGCGTCGTAGGTGCAAGTACCATCTTCGTTGAACTCATCTTCCATAGGATTCTCCCACTTATCTATAGTTGGAAAGAAGTCCTGAAGGATTTTGAGATCAGACGGCTCCACGAAGTCTTCAATAATAAGTATATTATCTAAAGAGTCACCAAAATGACCAGGCTGAATTAAAGATTTTTCTTCCATAAAAACAGTATACCACAACCTACCCCGGACTATCAATCCGGGGTAGGTTTACTTCTCACTTAAATGATGGTGGGAAGAATGGCGGGAAGAATGGTGGGAAGAATGGCGGGAAGAATGGCGGGAAATAAGGTGGGAAGTAAGGCGGGAAGAACGGTGGGAAGAACGGTGGGAAATAGGGTGGGAAGAACGGCGGGAAGAACGGTGGGAAGTAAGGCGGGAAGAACGGCGGGAAGAACGGCGGGAAGTAAGGCGGGAAAAACGGCGGGAAGAATGGTGGGAAATATGGTGGGAAGAATGGTGGGAAGAACGGTGGGAAGTAAGGCGGGAAGAACGGTGGGAAATATGGCGGGAAGAATGGCGTAATAGTTGTACCATCACCAGACCTTTCGTAATACCCATTCCAAGGATTAACAGAAATAAACCACTCTCTATTATCCAAACCTGATATAGTACCACTCCAAGTATTAGCAGCATTAGGGATGATAGCCTTCAATGTAAAAACACTACTCCCAGTTAGTGGCGTTGGAGATGCATATATTTTGTAATTATTCGGCGCGTAACTAGACCCACCGAATCCTCCACCAGTCCAGCTAACAGTAACCTGACCTTCAGTAGCGGTATTAGTTAAGGTAACATTACTAATGTCCCCCGGTACACCAGCTGACTGAACCTCTGTTGTACTTGTTCTCCAACCAGAGCTTGCCACATCATTATTTGATCTAACCCTATATTCGTATATAGATCCTTGTGTGGTACTATGGGTATACGACGTGCTAGAAGTAGTAGTTACAGTTGACCATGAGCCAGAATTGTTTACATTTGCCTGCAATGTATAGGTAATGCTTGAGTCACCAGCACCATCAGAAGCTGACCAGCTAATATTAATCTTATTACCATAGCTAGTGCTATCTCCAATGACATGACCCTGACCAGTAATCGTTTCCCCAACAGTATCTACACCACCATCGCCAGTAGCCTCATGTGAATATGAAATACTCGCTGGTGTTGAAGGAGTTCCGAAAACTAAAATACTAGCTGAAGCTGAATAATTAGAACCGGTATTAGTGTTATTATTGAACGTTTTTAATCTTACATAATATGTAGTATTAGAAGATAATCCACTTAAGGACGAAGATGTGCCGATGGTTGATGTAGAATAAAGCCAAGTTGCATTGTCGGTTGAATAATATACGTCAGTAACTATGTTACCTGCAGCTGCGCCGCCATAGTTTCCTGTTTTCGTCCAAGAAATATATATAGATCCAGAACTTAATCTTGACAAAGAAGGAGTACCCGGTGCACCAGGCTCATCGTAAGCTGTGGCCGAAGCACTAGAGCTGTATGATGAACTGCCAACAGAGTTATTTGTTCTAACTCTAAAGTAATACACTTGACTTGCACTAGTATCATCAGGGACATCGTACCCAAGTGTAGCACTGGTTCCAGTCACACCTGTTGAAAGATTAAACCACGTGGCATTATCTGTAGAGTATTGAACGTCGTAAGTTCTATTAGCAGTGGTGTCTCCACCTAAAGAGGTAACATGAGACCACGAAACAGTTAGCGTAGCTGGATCTGCGGTAGTGGTTGCTGAGGCAGAAATGGAAGGAGCAGAAGGAGTAGTAAGTGGGGTAGCAGTGGATCCACCCTGAACATAAGAGGATTGATATAAACTATTTTCAGTTCTAACACGATAATAATAGGCGGTGCCGTTAGTTAGAGATGTTATAGTCTTAGAGTTTGTTCCAAAAGCAACTGTTCCAGCACTTGTCCAAGTAGAACCATTTGTAGAATACTCTACCCTGTAAACAGTGTTTGCATTTGTGTCTCCACCGGTATCGCCTGCCGACCAAGAAACTGTAATCTGACCGTTGCCTACTGATGCACTAAGTGAAGAAGGAGCTCCAGGTGTTGTTATGAAAGATAATAATGAAACAGGCGTATAGGCTTCACTGACTACGCCAGAATCAGTAGTAGCAACAACAGTGATAGCGGGGGTAGTACCTGCAGATATGTCGCTAGAGGTAAAAGTAATTACGTTGCTTGTTGAAGACTTTTCGACAACACCATTTGAAGCCTTATAAGTGATTGCATCTTCCCCGTCTCTACCGGCATACTCCAGGGTTACGGTTACTACAAAATTACCATCACTGTTTGCTAAAGAAACATCACTAATTATTGGTTGCTTACCACCATAATCTTTAACTGCCATTTTCTACACCTATCTTAAATTTAAACCTAAACAATTATAACATTTTTTAGCTATGCCGACAAGTCGCCGGTAACTATCCAGGTATCTGAACCCCTCTTAATCAACGTGGCCATAGAATACTGATCTCTTAACTTCAAGCCTGGCGTTGCATGAGCAGAAACTCCAGAACCAGCAGCTATAGTAGTTTGACCAGCATTGGTTTGAAGAACCATAATTTGCGTACCAATTGGGAAGTTTACACTCGACTCAGGTGGTATGGTTAAGGTATTGGTGCTCGTGTGGCTCATCTCAATCATCTTATCTTTATCAGATAATGCTAAAGTATATGAAGCTGTCTGCTGATTAAACTTAACTAGTGAAGAACTAAATTCTATTTCGTCAGTACCATTACCAACAACAATCTTGTCCTCGGTTGTATCCCAAGCAATCCTTCCATCTGTAGATGAAGTTGTTGTCGACAAAGTTAACTCTGGCGTATTTACTACGGGTGAAGTCAAAGTTTTATTAGTCAAAGTCTCAGTACCGGCGACAGTCGCTGCAGTCCCTGAAGCTGGAAGTGTAATGCTAGATCCGGAGGCATCAGCCGTAAATGTTACATTCCCAGTGTTAAGGGTAATTGTTCTACCCGCATTGTTCACACCTGTGCCGCCATAAGCAGAGTCTATTACAGTTGCGTTCCATGTGCCGGATGTAAGAGTTCCTACTCCGGTAATCTGAGTTTGACTTGCATTAACTGAAAATTCTGTACCAGTTAAAGTTAATCCAGTTCCAGCAGTGAATGCTCCTGCACCAGAGAACTGAATAAACGTAACATCACTTGATCCAACACTTGTTACTGGCTCAGACAAAACCCATCCAGTATCAGCGTAAGAAGACCCATGGGTAACAAATATAAAGTCACCACCAGCCATTTCCGTAGGTGTATCGAAATCATCTGCACGCGTCAAAACTGTTGTTGAAGTAACAACGTAAACACCATTGTGTGCAGATGTAGACTCACCTGCAATAAGAACTCTATCATCAGTTGTGAGATCAGTATCTCCGTCAATGTCACCACCAGATAAATCAAGAGCGGTTGAAAGCGTTAATGTTGCACCAACTCCATCAGTTCCATTGTCATAAGTTACCGTATCTCCAGTAATAGTGGCCAAAGATGTTGTTGTTATCGCATGAACCTGCTCGTGAACGTGTAAACCTTCCGAGACAGCATCAACGTAGCCCTTGGTTGCGGCATCCGTTGACTGCGTTGGAGTAGACAGATTAGTAATCTTGTTGCTATTGGCATCTATATCTCCACCGGCTTGAATGGTACTACTAAACACTGCTGCACCAGTTACATCCAAAGTCCCAGTTACGGTAAGATTATCATCAACAGTGGTCTCTCCGCTAGCAGAATCAAGTGTTAGACCATCAGAAGATGTATCAATTTCGTTGTCTCCAGTGACCCCGACCTGAATATTACCAAGTGTTCCACCAGCAAACGTAGGACTGTCTCCAGTTGCCACAGACTGACCAATAGCAACTGTCGTTGCTGCACCTTCTCCGGTGCCAGAAGTAACTGTTACACCAGTACCAGCTGTAATTGATTCAATATAGTCTCCTGTAGTATCAGTACCCAGGGCAACGCTGTCTGCTGCAACTGTAGCCGTTAGTGTTACATCTGCTGAGCCATTTACTGATACAGAACCAGTTAAATCACCGGCCAATGTAATAGTTCTTGCTGTTGCCCAAGTTGATGCGGTGCTTGCATTTCCTGTAACATCCCCAGTTAAGTTAGCAGTAACGGTATTAAACGTAACATTTGAGGTGGTTTCAACTGCTTGACCTATGGAAACTGTTGGGGTTTGACCCTCTCCAGTATCTACGGAAACTGCGATACCTGTTCCAGCTACCAGGTTCTGAACATAATCCCCTGTAGTATCGGTTCCCAAAGCAACACTGTTGGCAGATATTGTTGTGCTAATCGAAACATCTGCTGATCCATCTATTAAAACGTCGCCTGTGACATCACCTGTAAGCGCTATCTGCCTAGAAGTGGCCCAAGTTGATGCTGTGTCAGCGTTACCAGTGACATCACCCGTGACATCTCCAGTGACATCTCCAGTGACATTTCCAGTTACGTTGCCAGTAAGATTGCCAGTGACATTACCTGTTACATCACCCGTGACGTCACCAGTAACATTTCCGATAAGGTTACCGCTAACATCACCAGTAACATCACCAGTAACATCTCCAGTTAGATTCCCCGTAACATTACCTGTAAGATTACCCGTGACATCTCCGGTGATGTCACCAGTGACGTTACCAGTAACATTACCGGTAATATCACCAGTGACATCTCCGGTAAAAGTTTTGTTTAATGAGTCTACTATTTTTACTGGGGTAGCATCCTGAGAGTAAACATCTCCTGTTAGATCACCATCAACATTACCGGTTAGGTTACCGGTCACATTACCGGTCACATTCCCAGTTAGGTCTCCGGTTACATCTCCAGTTAAGTCACCAGCGACATTACCGTTAACACTTCCCGTTACATCACCTGTAACATCTCCAGTTAAATTACCAGTAACATTACCGGTTAAATTACCCGTAACATCACCGGTTACATCACCGGTAACATCACCTGTAACATTTCCAGTTACGTTTCCAGTTACATTGCCCGTAACGTTACCGGTCAAATCACCAGTAACACCACCAGTAAATGAAGCGTTTGTGCCATCTGTTCCGCTATGTAATACTCGTGACGTTCCGTTAGATGCGTAAACATCTCCGATCACATTACCGGTCACATTACCAGTCACATTACCTGTCACATTACCAGTCACATTACCAGTTAGGTCTCCGGTTACATCTCCAGTTAAATCACCAGTGACATTACCGGTAACGTTACCGTTCAAGTCACCAGTAACATCACCGGTAAATGAAGCGTCTGTACCATCTGTTCCGCTATCTAATATTTGTGATCCATTACTCGAATAAACATCTCCCGTTACATTACCGGTCACATTACCGGTTACATTACCTGCAACGTCACCAGTTACATCACCTGTCAGATCACCAGTAAATGATGTCGAAGTTACGGAAGATAAACCCGTTAATGATGAATCTAAATTGATTGTATTATCAGATTTCGATAGATTATCTCCAGCTGTTAATGTATTAGTTCCAGTAAACTGTGTATATGTAATACTATCTGTGCCTAGCACATGCACATTGTTTGTACCAGAACCATAAGAAACTATAATAAAACCCTGATTACCATTTAATGTTCCAGCAGTAGCAAAAACGGCATCGCCGGTATTAATCGATTCAGGTGAGCCATCAGCATCTGTTGCCCTTGTCAATTCCCAGGTCGTAGTTGACGAACCCTGATCTGTTACTTCGTATAT